ATTGTAAAGCTAGAACATATACCTATAGAAACACTAAGAGCCGAAAAATGTAATGACAAAGGCGAAGTACCAGCTTATTTTTATTTTAATGACTGGAGTAAATACAAACGAAGTAGCAAACTAAGAAGGATACCTGCATTCGGAATGTCTAAAGAAGGACTAGAAATTCTTTATGTCAAGCCTTATCGTTCAGGATACAAATATTATAGTCCACCAGATTATGAGGGAGGTACACAATACGCAGAACTAGAACAAGAAATATCTAATTATCATTTAAACAACATTCTTAATGGACTTGCTCCTAGTATGTTAATTAATATGAATAATGGAACTCCCTCGCCAGAGGAAAGAGAGTTAATAGAGCAAAGAATATACCAGAAATTTTCAGGGACTAGCAATGCTGGTAAGTTCATTCTTAGTTTTAATGATGATCCTAGTACCGCTGCAACAATAGAGCCTATTCAATTAAGTGATGCTCATAATCAATATCAGTTTTTAAGTGATGAAAGTTCTAAAAAGATTATGGTTGCACATAGAGTTGTCAGCCCTATGTTACTTGGAGTAAAAGATAATACAGGTTTTGGCAGTAATGCAGACGAATTAAAAACAGCAAGTATCTTAATGGACAATATGGTAATACGTCCCTTTCAGACGCTTTTAATTAATGCCTTTGATAAAATCCTTGCTTATAACAATATCTCTTTGCATTTATACTTTAAAACGCTTCAGCCACTTGAATTTACAGACTTAACTAATGTTATGGATGCAGAAACAAGAGAAGAAGAAACAGGAGTCAAGTTAAAAAAGATAGATGGACAAGAAGTATATTCTACTAAAGAAGAAGCTATTGAAAAAGCTAAAGAGTTAGATTGTGAAGGTTATCACGAACACGAAGAAAATGGGATGACTTGGTTTATGCCTTGTAAAGATCATAAAGAGGCTACAGAGCTTGACAAGTTTATAAACTTAGGAGAAAACGAAGAGGACATATTAAAAGAATATGACTTAATAGATGAACACGAAGTTGACTATGATTTAGACGATGAATTAAACGAAAACATTAATCAACTAAATAATGAAGTAAAACTTGCAAAAGTAGGTAAAGCAACACCATACAAAGAAAGTGAGCAAGATGGTAAAAGTAAAAAGAAAGGTAAAGAGAATATAACATATTTAGTTAGATATATGTACACTAAAGCACCAGGATTAGCTAGTTCATCTAGAAATTTTTGTGTAAAAATGATGAGAGCTAAAAAAGTTTATCGTAAAGAAGATATTATAGCTATGGATAGGATAGCAGTCAATGCAGGGTTTGGAAAAGGTGGTGCTGCAACTTATTCGATTTGGCTTTATAAAGGTGGAGCTAGATGTTTTCATCGCTGGACTCGTAAGATATATGCTAGAAAAGATGGAGAAAGAAGTTTAGGCAGTACAGTAAGCACAAACAAAGCGATAAGCGATGGTTTTAAGCCTAAAACAAATCCTAAAAAAGTTGCTATAGCTCCTAGAAATATGGAATATGAAGGATATACTGCAGCGTATTGGAATAAAATGGGTTTCACTTATGGTAATTTAATTAGGTAATTATGGCGACAGTATTATTTATAACGAGAACGGACTTAGTAAAAAACTCTATCATAGATGGAAATGTTGATACTGATAAATTTATTCAATTCGTAAAAGTAGCTCAAGAGATTGAAATACAAAATTATCTCGGAACTAAGTTATATGATAAGATAGGTGCTGATATTGCAGGTTCAGGTTTAGCAGGAAACTATTTGACATTAGTAAACGAATATGTTCAACCAATGTTAATATGGTACGCTCAAGCAGAGTATATACCTTACGCAGCTTATCAGATAAAAAACGGAGGGATGTTTAAACACACTTCAGAAAATGCAGAAACAGTTAACAAAACTGAAGTAGATTTTATAGTACAAAAAGCGAGAAATACAGCAGAGTACTATACTAATAGATTTTTAGATTATATGGGAGCTAATAGTAATTTGTTTCCTGAATATAGTCAAAACACAGGTGGCGATGTATATCCAGATTCAGATGCTACCTTTAATGGTTGGGTGCTGTGATATACAAACCGAAAAGTAAAAATATAGTTAAACTTAAAAAGTTTTTAAATATGAACTGGGTACAAACAAATACAGGAAATATAACTGTAGAATATAAAACAAATAAGTAATGAGCTGGGGGAAAATATATGAGAGTACTTGGTGGGGTGATGGCGTTTGTGATAATGATATTGATTGGGGGCAAATATATAAAGCTCTAGTTGATTGTACACCTACTCCATTGTTTGAAATATTAGCAGAGAATGGCGATTATTTAATTACTGAAAGCGCAACACTAACATTTATAGTAACAGAATAAAACAAAAAAAATGGCAAATAAAAAATTTAGTGATTTTACATCCAAAACCAGTCCATCAGATGTAAGTTTCGTAGTAGGATATGATGGATCAGATAATGTTAGGATTTCTCCAAGCAATTTATTAGGTGCATACCTTCCTTTGGCAGGAGGTACAATGTCAGGTAACACTATTCACGGAGACAATGTAAAATCTTTATACGGAACAGGAAGCGACTTACAAATATATCACGATGGTAGTGATTCTTACGTTGCAGATACAGGAACAGGAGATTTAAAACTGCAAGGAACTAATTTAAGGTTAAAAACTGGAGATGGGAGTAGCACTTTTTTACAAGCTCTTTCAGGTGGTTCTGTTTCTATATATCATAATGGAAGTAAAAAGTTTGAAACTACAAGCGCAGGTGTTAGTGTAACAGGATCAATATCTATTACAGGAGATGGCTCAAATGCTACAACCTTAACAGAAAGTGGAAGTGGAGATTTTGATATTTCTACTGTGGATGATTTAAGATTAACATCAGGTGGTAATGATATTGTGTTAAGGGGCGCAAGTGCTGCTGAATTTGGTAGATTATCCAATGATAGTAATAATTTGGTTATAAAAAACACAACTGCGGATAAAGACATTATCTTTCAAACAGATGATGGATCAGGTGGAGAAACTGCATATTTGACTTTAGATGGTAGCACAACACACTCATATTTTTCAGCAGGAAATGTAGGAATCGGAACTACTGCACCTACAGCTAAATTACAAGTAGTAGGATTAGCAGAACACGCAGATAATTCCGCAGCAACAACCGCAGGCTTAACAGCAGGAGCGTTTTACAGAACTGGAGATTTACTAAAAGTAGTACACTAATAAATAAATAAATAAAAAATGGCAACAACTTATAAATGGGATTGTAAAATCGTAGATGCATACCCTCAAAATCAAGGTTATGCTGATGTAGTATATAACATACATTGGAGCTTAACTGCAAACTCAGATAAATTAAATCCAGAGGGAAACCCTTATTCAGCAACTAACATAGGGACTCAAAGCTTAGACGTAAGTGATATAAAAAACTTTATACCTTTTAACGATTTAACGGAGGCTGAGGTACAGGCTTGGACAGAGTCAGCAATGGGAGTAGAGAAGGTAGCAGAATTAAAAGCTAGTTTAGACAACAAGTTAGATCAGCAAATAAATCCTCCTTCTATTCAGTTAACTATTGGCGTTCCTGTTTCTGAATAATTTTTTGTAAATTTATATAAACCTTAAAATATATAAAATGAAAATCACAGAAGAACAAGTAAACAGAGTAAATCAAGTTATTAATACTTTACCTATTGCTTTTTTAAAACAAGCACAAGACATTGTAAAGATTTTAAATGAAAGCGTAGAAGAAGCAAAAAAAGAAAAAGATGAAGTATAAATTTAAAAATAGAGAAGATTTAGTAGAAATGTTAAACAGCATTCCTACACCTCACGCACACGGCATTGTATTAGACGGAAATTGTGCTATTATAGAATGGGATGGAAATGCTCCTGATGGCTGGAGTGAGTACGAAGCTGAACAAAAGAAATCTAAGAAAGATGGCTAAGATTAGTGAGGATACCAATGTAACTTTGGACTTAAAAACAATATCAATGATAGTAGGATTTACGATTTCTATTTCATCAATGTATTTTGTTTTAAAAGCTGACATAGCGAGAGCAATGGAAGAGCCAAAGCCAGAGATACAAAAAGTAGAATTCGAGTACAAAGATAAATTAGTCAGGAGTACAATAGAAAAGATAGAGTCAGACGTGAGTACTGTAAAAGAGGATGTAAACGAAATTAAAGAAAGTTTACAAAAGATGGATGAGAGATTGTATCAGATAAGTAAAAATAGATGAAATGGAATGTAACGGTAATTGCCCTTTTTGTATGGGTTGCTAGTTCTGCTCAAATTGAAGTTATTCAATATAGTGCAGAGTTTGTAAAAGACAACGAAATATCATTAAACAGTTTTAGAAGCTATGATACAAACACTTTGTATATGTCTAAAGCAAGCAAGCTCTTTGCCCAAAATAAAGTTGAATATATTCCTACAATTATTCTTTTTAATAATGGGGAAGAAGTATTTAGATTGGAGTCTGGCATATCTCTTAAACTACCAGAAAACACGATACAACTAATACAAGAACAAATAGAAGAAATAATAGAAAGCAAATTTTAATTATGGAAACAATAAAGCACATCTTAGGAATATGCGGAGAAAGTCATTTAAATTTAATTCACATAGCATTTATTTTAAGTGTTTTGTATTTTACTTTTAAACTTATCAAAAAACAAAAAAAACTTATTGCTTTACTTTTTATGTTTGTATTTGTTGGAGCATCTGCACAAGTAATAACACAAGAGAGATTAAAAAAAAAGAGAACATTCTTTAATAATATATATAAAGAGTTTTTTAAATATGGAACTTTATATCTAGCAGGAGATGCTAGTAACTCTTACGAACAACAAAGAAAAGATTACTTTGTAAGAACAAATCCAGAAAACCTTTATGACGTACCTCAAGTAATAGATCAAACAATATATCACCCTTTTGATTATAGAATAGGTTTTGGTTTTAGAAAACTAGCAAGATTCGATTATGAAATAAAAGCCAAGCATTATTATGACGGAACAGAAAATAATAAATCATTATCAGCTCCAACTGCCGCAGTTAAAGGATTTGAGTATTTATTACACTTTGAAAAAGAAAGACGTAGAGGAGAAACATTTACAAACTCTAGATATTTTATAAGACATACAGGAAAAAACCACATTTTAAAATTAGAACAAAGAGAACAGGGAAACGTAGGTTTCAAATATCAGTCAGCAGAGGCAAGGTTACGATTACCTATTGGTAAAAAGTTTAGTATCTCTGGGGGAATTATTGCAAGAACTCATCAAAAAGCGTATGGTTATAATCCTATTGAAATTTGGTTAAATGAAACTGATTCATATACAGACTCTCAGGGTAATGTTTTTGAGTATCCTGTAAATCCTTGGTATAGCTTAGGTTTTATGTATGGTTATGATGATATATACTACACTTCTACTGATCAAAACGGAAATGAAATGTCTGACTGGTATTGGATTAATCCTCAAGGTGAAACCGTTGCTTATACAGATTTACAATTTAGAGATGAAATATTTGGTGGATTGATGAATAGATATAATAATGAAATATGGGATACGCTTGATCCTTATGCAGAGTATGCTCCTATTGTCGGATTTGATTTTTACCATCAAAAAGGAAATAAATTTTGGTTGCACTCTTATGTAAATTGGATTTTACCTTATCATACATATTTTAAAGGAGATTCAGACTTTAACTATTTAAATCGTAATAATTGGGGATTAGGTGGATTAAAAGAAGATTCATCGCCAGAGCAATGGAGCGATTATCAAGCAGGATTTATTATGGGTTGGAAATTAAGTAGAACTTTAGGTTTTTTTGTTGAGGGGGAATATACAAAGTTCTGGGATAGTGAAATATTTAACACCTCAGCAGGTATAAATTTTAGATTATGATACAAAAAATAAAAGATTATTTTAAGAATTGTTGGAGCAAGCTAAGAAGCAAGCCAAAGAAAAAAAGAAAACCAAGAAAGAAAAATGCGAATAAGTAAACATATTTCTTATAATGAGGGTGTATATAGCGCAACTGCTAAACGCTTACATTTAAATAACACTCCTAACGAAGAGCAATTATATGCAATGAACAATGTAGCCGAATTTATATTTGAGCCTCTTAGATTGTTTGTAGGGGGTGCTATAAAGATTAATTCTTTCTATCGTAGTAAAGAAGTTAATAAAGCAGTAGGTGGTAGTGGTAAAAGCCAACATTGTAAAGGGCAAGCAATAGATATTGATGATGTATTTGGACACAAAACAAATGCAGAGATGTTTGAATATATTAGAGAAAATTTAGACTTTGATCAGTTAATTTGGGAATTTGGTAGTAATGACAATCCTAACTGGGTACACGTTTCTTATGTAAGTAAAAAAGAAAACAGAAACAGAGTTTTAAGAGCAATAAGAGAAAACGGAAAAACAAGATACGAAATATACTAAATGGACTTTTCAATTATACTTTTATTACCAAACGGAATCAATATAGGATTTAATTATTTTCCTGCTGAGCCACAAGAGTTCAACTACGAAGAACTAAACATTTATTTATTAATCGTTCAACTTAAATGGAGATTTTATTATGACTAAATTTAAAGATACAAAAGTAGGACAGGTATTGCTTGGAGCTGCAAGTATGATAAACCCTACGCTAGGAAACGTTCTAAAGGGTGTTACAAGCCCACAGGAAGCGATTGCAGAGATAACTAAGGCTGATGCATCTCAAGAGGATAAAATCAAGTTACAACAGCTTATTTACGATCAACAAAATAAAGAGATAGAGTCTATAACTTCAAGATGGAAAGCTGATAGTATGTCTGATTCTTGGTTAAGTAAAAATGTACGCCCTTTAGTATTGGTGTGGTGTATTATTATATTTTCTTTTGCAGGTATTTTAGATAGCGTAGAAACTATACCTTTTCACATTAACGAAACTTGGAATGACACTTTTGAAAAAGTTATGATGGCTACTGTTTTAGCCTATTTTGGTGGCAGGACGACAGAAAAAGCTACAAGTTTATTTAAAAAATAGCCCTATATATAATTCATATATATGATTCACAGGATAGGTTGTTTAATGGAAGTGTATATATTATTTATATATATAGCAAAGTTATATTAAAATTTTGTAACTTAAAAATAAAACTTTGAGAAAAGTAAAAAGAAAAACTCTTGTCAAAAAACTAGACGCAATATTTAGTGAATATATAAGGCGTAAATACGCAGACAAAAACGGCTTTGTTAAATGCTATACTTGTAACAAAAAAGCATATTGGAAGGGTGAGGGGATGCAAAACGGACATTTTATTTCTAGGAAATCGAGAATACTTAGATGGGATGAACGGAATTGCAGAAGCCAGTGTTATAGTTGTAATTGCCATTTTTATGGCAGACAGTATATTTTTGCTATGAATCTTAATAAAGAATATGGCTATAACATAGCTGAGGAATTGTTAATAGAAAGTAAAAAAATAATTAAACAATCTGATCAAGATTTATTAGATTTGATTGAACAGTATAAAGAAAAAGTAAGTTTGTTATAATTTTTTTTCCTTTGTTTTTAGAGGGCTTTACTTCGGTAAGGCTCTTTTTTTTTATATTTTTTTTATTAACATTAGTTTATATTAAATATTTTTTTATAACTTTAGGAAAACAAAACTTATGGAAACACCAAAAGATGAACTTATAGAATTGTATTATAGAAGATTACAAGCTATGGAATCAAAAATTAATCAATTAACACAACAATTAAATTATGAAAGGAAAAATAACCCACATAGTTCCTAGAGGCGAATATACAAACGCTTCAGGAGTATTTAACAAGTATCAAGTCAGGTTTGATGACGGTAAAGAATTTCAGTTCTTGGCCAAAGGAGATTTTAAGAAGTCTGTCGGAGATGAGGTTTTATATACTATTACCAATTCTGAATACAAAACAGCCAAGTTAGAGTATAACCCTCAGCCTACAGTAAACAACAATAGTAAAGATCAACTTATTATTCGTCAATCAATGGTAAAGGCAGCTTGTGAATTTCACAGCAGTCGTCCACAATCAGACATCCACACAGTTTTAGCGGATAGTCAAATATTAATAGATTTTATAAACAAATAAAAAATGAGTCAAATGTCAATTAAAGGAAAAGTAAAACAAATAACAGAAATAGAAGAAAAAGGAAATTTTAGAGTTAGAAAACTAGTAATAGAAACATTTGAGAAATATCCTCAAGTTGTAGCTTTAGATTTCACACAGAACAATGTTGGATTATTAGATGACTCTGTTTGCAAAGTAGGTAACAGCGTAGAAGTCTTTTACAATGTAAGAGGTAGAGCTTGGGAAAACAGAGAGGGTAAAACACTTTGGTTTACTAGTTTACAAGGATGGAGAGTAAGAGAGTACAGAGAGGAAGTAGCGGTAGATGCTCAGTCTCCAGACAGAGATGACTTACCATTCTAATTAACTATTTAAATATAGGGGGCTAACTACCCCCTTTTTTTATGCTAATAAACTACGATGAACATATAGACAAATTAAACGACTTTCGTAATGGTAAAGTCAAAGAGGCATTAAAGCTAGGTAATAAAGAGCTAGACGCTTCATTCCGCTTTGTTGCTGGAAATATGAATTTTATTCTGGGACATAACAATGTCGGAAAGACACACTTCACATTTTATTTAATGTTACTATATACAATTAAGCATAACATTAGGTGGTTAGTATTTAGTTCTGAAAACGATCCAGTACAACTCATAAAAAAATTAATTGAATTCTTAGAGGGCAAACCAATAAACAAAATAGAAGAAAAAGATTACGAGAAATCAAAAGAGTTAATATATAATCATTTTAAGTTTGTTGACATCAATCGACAATACACTTACAAAGAATTATTAGACTTAGCTGAAAAAGTTAAGGATGCTTGGGATTATGACGGATTATTAATTGATCCTATAAACTCACTAAGAAAAGATTTAAGAAATACAAACGGTTATGAATACAGCTATGAATGCTTAACCGAGATAAGGCTTTTCTGTAAAAAATATAATGTATCAACTTGGATATGTTGCCACGCAGTTACAAACGCATTAAGAACTAGATATAGTGCTAATCACGAATTTGCTGGGCAGATAATGCCTCCTACTATTGGAGATGCTGAGGGTGGTGCTGTCAATGGTAATAGGTGTGATGACTTTTTAATTATTCATAGAATGATCGCAAGTCCAGATTCTTGGATGTATACGAGAATGTATGTAGCTAAAGTTAAAGAAATGTCATTAGGATATAAACCAACAAGCCACGAATCACCAATAATGTTTAAATCAATATTAAACAATGTAGGATTTGAAATAGGTGGTAAAAATTTAATTAAGTATAGAACTAAAAAACAATTAAAGATTGACAACTCTTGAGAAATTAGCTAGTAAGCACGAAACTTGGATTCGAGTGGTAAAATCATTTGGTTGCAATGGCAGCTTATGTGAAGACATTGTTCAGGAGTCTTATATAAAAATACATACTTTAATCAATAGAGGACTTAATATAAATTATGAAGACGATATTAATTATTTCTATATGTACAAATGTCTTAAAAGTTTGTTTTTAGACTTATGCAGAAAGGAATCTAAGATTCAAAAAGTCAATGTAGATCATTTAGAAAAATACATACAACCAGAGCAAGAAACAAATCATAAAGACATAACAGGAAAAATGATAGAACTAAACACCCTATTAGATAAAATGTTTTGGTATGATCAGAAAGTCTTCGATTTAATTTCTGGAGGAATGTCAATAAAAGAATTATCTAGACAGTCAGGCATTAGTTATTATAGTCTGTACAACACTTATAAAAATACTAAGATGCTAATTAGAAAAAATATAGAATGGTAGAGGACTTTAAAAGAGATTTAGAAAGAGGTAAATATCACGAAATATATCTTTTAAATAAAATACAAAAGAAATATAAACAGGCATATATTGTGGACGGTTATTTTAAAGAGTATGATATTTATATCCCAGAGTTAAATTTTGGCATAGAAGTTAAGTTTGATGAAAGATCAAAACAAACAGGCAACATTATAATAGAAACAGAATCAAATGACAAACCTTCAGGCATAAGTACAACAAAAGCTAAATACTGGGTTATATATGATGGAAGGCATTATAATTGGTTTTTAACTAAGAACTTGCAAAAATGTGTTAAAGAAAATTTATTAAAAGAATATAAGTTTGTTTGTAAAGGAGATACTAAAACTAAAAAAGCATATTTGATTAAAAATAATTTATTATTTAAATACAAAGATAAAATACATTCATAATGAGATTAGGAGATTTAATAGAAAAGATTACAAAAATCACAGGCATTAGGTGGATTGTGAAAAAAATATGGGGTGATGATTGTGGATGCGACAAACGAAAAGACAAAGCAAACAAAGTAAAGCTATGGTAGAAAAAGACAGAAAAGAATGGAAGAAGTTTCTTAATAGAAAAAATCAAAGTGAACTTAATAGAACAGAAATAAAGCTAGTAGCAAGATTATACTCAGAGCTTTATAATGTTAAGTATTCAGAGCCTTGCACCTGCAATGGTAGAATTTATAAATCTTGGATAGAACAAATAAATAAAAAATATGAGTCTAAGTAAAGTTCATCTGTTTGAACAAACAATAGTTTCTTTATTAAACAATGAGGGTTGGGAGCTTGAATGGTGTGGAGGAGGCTTTGAACACTTTGACGCAATAGGTATATCTCCAAAAGGTAAAGAGGTTATACTGGAAATTAAACATCGAAAAAAATACTATGAAAAGAAAATGATTGAGAAATATAAGTTTGATAAACTTTTAGCTGAGGAAACAGATGCTTTATACTTTGTATCTGATCCTAAAGGACATTATATTTTTTGGTTAAATGATTTAGTAAAACAAGAAACAGTAGAGCTGTATTGTCCAGATACTACTCTTTGGACTAAGAAACGAAATAATAAAGAGTGTTATCTACTGGACGAGAAAGATGCTCACAAAATACATATTAATTATGCCACTACCTAAACCAAAAGTAAACGAATCAAGAAAAGACTTTATGCAAAGATGTATGAATAACAATGTAATGATTTCAGAATACAAAGACGCAAATCAAAGAATTGCAGTTTGTTCTACACAATTTAAAAATAAGTAATTAACATTTGTTTATATTATTCTTTTTTGTATATTAGCTTAAAATTATACAATTATGAATGCAAATCAAGCAGCAAAATTCGGCAAAGTACAAGGATTGCTTAAATTTATTATACGCAATACTAAAGATTTAAAAATACAAAGCTCTGCTCGAGAAGCGTATAATTACGCTGAGGAACTATATAAAGAATATAACAAATAAACAATGAAAAAACTAAAATACTATTTTTCTATAGCACTATTTACATTATTATTATTTATGTGTAGTGTGTTACTTTTATCTTTAGAATCTTTAATTGATCTATTATTTTGAGAAAGATAGACAATTTAAAAGAGATGGAGATTTGGGGAGACATTAGCCTTTTGTCTGGAATTATCCTAAAACAATACAATAAGAAAAAAACAAGCAACATAGAGGAGATGGCTGATGCTATTTCTAGACTTACTTTTTATTTTCAAGAAAATTTAAACAATAAGAGACTTTATAAAAAAGCTTTGTCAGAATACAGGCTATCAAAAAACAGAGCTATAGAGAGAGCAAGAAAGGCAGAAGCAGAAAACGAAAAACTTAAACTTAAACTAAAAAAATATGCCAATTTATAACGAAATATTTGACACCTATAGAGAAGAAGTAGAAAAAATTCATAAAGCTATGAGGCTACTTGTTAAGCACCGCTATAAGATTATAGATTTAGAAAATCAGCTAATACACAGTGGTAATATAGATAAGGCAAGATCAAGAGCAAGTGTAGGGGAAGAATCTAAAAGAGCAAGATACGACAGAACACCAAAATACTCAAGAGTATATCTTAGCACTAATGAAGAAACTAACATAAAAACAAATTGAAAAAATACGAAAACAAAATCAAAGCCGTAGCCTTTAGTTACTTAGGCATAATACTTACTTTACTATGGATACTATTGAACTCTTAAACGGAGAAATATTTAAACACGATGAGATATTAGAACTTATGAAAGATGATGAGTTCTATTATGGATACTTAGGCAAAGCAGCATTAAGCTCCTCATCAATCAAACTACTCTTAGATAGTCCTAAGAAATACAAATACGTCACGGAATACGGATCACAAGAATCAAATGCTTTAGATGCAGGTTGGCTTTTTCATACCTGTATTCTTGAGCCTAATATTTTTCAGGAGCAAATCTTTGTAGATGTACAATCTAAGAACACTAAGGCTTATAAGTTAGCCAAAGAAGAACACGGAAAGGTATTTACAATGAAACAAAAGAATGATGCAGAAAGATTAGCCGATGCGTTTTTAAGAAACGAACACGCTTTAAAACTTATTACTGACTGCGAGTTTGAAGTCCCTGCAATAGGAATGATTCAAGGCTATCCGTTTAGAGGCAAGGCAGATGTCTTAGATTCTTACAGACTATGCGATTTAAAAACAACAAGCGATTTAAAAGCATTTCCCTATGCTGCAAAAAAGTACGGTTATGATGTACAAGTCTATTTATATTGTGAATTATTTAACAAAACATATGATCAGTTTCAATTTGCAGCTATAGACAAAGGCTCACTAGACATTGGCATATATGATGTGAGTGAGGAGTTTTATAATTCAGGAAAGGAAAAAGTAACCAGAGCATTAGAAACATTTGAAACATTTTTTATTAACGGAGCAGACTTAGACAGTTACTGCATAAAAGGAACATTATGAAAGAGGCAAATAAAATAGCAAGACATATAATAGATGTATCAGGAATAGATGTATTTAAAAACTCTAGGAAAAGAGAATTTGTAGAGATAAGAAGTTTACTTACGTTTATGTTAAGACATCATTGTAGAATGAAGTTTATGGAAATAAAAGATTTTTATATATCTAAAGGAAAGAGTTATGATCACTCCACAGCTATATATAGTTTAAAGGCGTTTGAAACGCATAGAAGATATAATCCTTTATTAGATAAGTATTTTGATATTATCTTACTTAGACTAAGAAACAAATCAAAATTAAGAAAAGCATTAATAAACCACATAATAGACTACACAAAAGAAAAGGACTTAAAGAAACTTTTGATGATAGTAGATACATTACCCTTAAAAGAAATAGATGGAAAAGAACAAACAAAAGAGAAAAGAGATACCCTTGTATAGAGGGCTAATAAAATACTTTCCTGACGCTTTATGCGAAGTAGCAAGAGTAAGCTACATAGGATCTAAACAACATCACCCAGACGAAGACATACATTGGGACAGAGAAAAAAGCTCTGATGACTTAGATGCGCTTATGCGACACCTAATGGAAAATGGTATGCACGATATAGACGGAGTAAGACACTCAGCAAAAATAGCTTGGAGAGCCTTAGCACACTTACAAAAAGAAATCGAGGGAGATAAGTTTGAGGAGGGTTATGATGAACAGTTTGGAACTTACAGAATACCACACGATCAAATAATATCAGGAACAGAATGATATACAACCAAGACTGTATGGAGGCTATGAAAGAAATGTCAGACAATCAGTTTGAAGCAGCAAAGAAACGAATAGAACAACATAAACAACAAACAAGATTATTTTGAAAGATAAGAAATGGACACAAAAACAAAAGATAGCACAGATAGAAAGAATAACAGCTAATCTTTATATTATGGTAGATAAAATATCTAAAGAAATAATAGAGATTAAAAAAAGACTGCCTAAACAAAATCCTGAAAACTAACGTTATATAATTAATTAATTAATTTAAATTAATCTTTTATGGACGGTAGAAAGAATAACGGAGGACATTCAACTAAAGGCTTTGCAGGAAGAAAACCTAAGACAGAAGAAGTAAAACTAATTGAGAAACTTACACCTTTAGAGCCTTTAGCATTTGATGCTTTAAGAAAAGGTTTAGAGAAAGGCGACTTTAAATATGTGCAACTGTACTACAACTATGTAGCAGGTAAACCAAGAGAAACTAAAGACATTCACGTTAATGAGGATGTTCCTTTATTTATTGATTAATGCAAGTATCAAAAACCTCAGCACTTAACAAACTAAGACAACTTAATAAAAGAGTTCGCATAATTAGAGGAGGATCATCAGCAGGAAAGACAATAGCAATCATAGCAATCCTCATAGACTATGCAATCCGAAACAAAGGAAAAGAAATAAGCATAGTAGCTGAATCTATACCACACTTACGTAGAGGTGCTTTAAAAGACTTCTTAAACATCTTAAAGGGATTGGCTAGGTATGATGATAGAAAGTTTAATAAGAGTACCTTAAAATACGAATTTAGTAATGGTAGCTATATAGAGTTCTTTAGTACAGATCAGCCTGACAAACTAAGAGGAGCAAGAAGAACAGACTTATTTATAAACGAGTGTAATAATGTTAGCTTTGATTCTTACCAACAATTAGCAGTTAGAACATCAGGCAATATATGGCTTGACTATAACCCTGCTAATTTATTCTGGGTAGACAAAGAACTTATAGGACAGCAAGATGCGAACTTTATAACCTTAACATACAAAGACAACGATAGCTTACCAGAGTCAATAATTAAAGAAATAGAAAAAGCAAGAGAGAAAGGAAAGACTTCTACTTATTGGGCTAACTGGTGGAAAGTATATGGATTAGGACAGATAGGAAGTTTAGAAGGCGTCTGCATTCCTGATTGGAAACCTATTGACAATATACCACAAGAAGCAAGATTATTATGCGCAGGGCTTGACTTTGGTTATAGTGTTGATCCCTCAACAATTATAAGATTATACAAATGGAATGATGCTTATATATTTGATGAGGTACTTTATCGTAAAGGAATGTTAAATAGAGATTTAAGCTACTTCATAAAACAGAACGAGATACGAGAAAACATATATGCAGATAGCGCAGAGCCTAAGTCTATACAAGAGCTAAGAAACTATGGACATAAAATATATCCAGTTACAAAGGGTAAAGATTCAATAGTTTATGGGATTAACCTAATTAACCAGAATGAAATCTATGTAACCTCAAAGTCTAAAAACCTTATTAAAGAACTTCAAGGATATGTATGGGACAGAGACAAAGAGGGTAACAATCTACAAAAACCTACAGGTTTACATCCTGACTGTATTGATGCAGCTCGATACGCTTTAATGATGCAACTAAAGAATCCTAATAGAGGACAATACGCAATAAGATAGTTTCTAAAACTTTTATTTTTTACGTTATATATGTATGAAAGTAAAAGTAAATATTCCTAGCACCTTAAGTGAAATAACTTTAGGGCAATATCAAAAGTATTTAAAAATCCAAGATGACAACGAAGATGAAAACTTCTTAGCTATTAAAATGATAGAGATATTCTGTGGACTAAGAGGCGATACAATATTAGCGATGAAAGCTAAAAGCATAAAAGACATCACAGGTGTTCTTTCTGAAATGTTTAATGAGAAGCCACCTTTAGTAAGGAAGTTTAAAATAAATAACATAGAATATGGTTTTATTCCTATGCTAGAAGATATGAGCTTTGGAGAATATGTTGATCTTGACACATACATAGGGGATTTTGAAAACCTACACAAAGCAATGAATGTTCTTTATCGTCCCATTAAGCAAAGACATAAAGAAAAATATTTAATAGAAGATTATAAAGGTGATGAAGATAATATAATGAAAGATATGCCGATGGATGCTGTGTTAAGTTCCATACTTTTTTTTTATCATTTAGGGATGGACTTGTCGAAAACTATGCTGAGTTATTTGGAGGGGGAGGCGATGAGTTTAGCCCAACAAGAAACTTTGGAAAAAAATGGGGTTGGTTTCAATCAATTTTCAGCCTCGCTAATTCAGACATTACAAGACTTGAAGATATCACTAAATTGAATGTGCATACTTGTCTTTATGCATTAAGTTTTATGAAAGAGAAAGCAGAGCTAGAAGCTAAACAAATTAAAAGTAAAATAAAAAGATGAGCAATCAAGGAGTAAGAGGATTTTATCAAATAACAGAAACAATTAAAACACAGTTGTTAGCTGATGTAAATGTCAATACTGTAACAACAGGCGACATCACAGAAATAGATTTATCTAAACAAACTATATTTCCTTTAAGCCATATTATAGTAAACAATGTTACAATACAAGAACAAGTACTTCAATTTAACATAAGTGTTTTAGCAATGGACTTAGTAAACCTCAGCAAAGAAGAAACAACAGATATATTCAGAGGAAACAATAATGAGCAAGATGTTATCAATACTCAATTAGCTGTGGTTAATAAATTAATTGGAGCATTAAGGCAAGGGACAATACATTTAGATTTATACCAATTAGTAGGAGATGCTTCTTGTGAGTTCTTTTATGAAAGATTTGAGAATGAAATGGCAGGAGTAACTTGCACCTTTGATGTATTTGTAGCAAACGATATAAACTTATGCAACTAAAAGAAACAAAAGAGACTTTAAATAAATTTGGTAAATATGTGATCCAACAAGCGAGAACTAATTTAACTAAAAGGAAAATGAATGTAAGCAAAAGTTTATATAATAGCTTAGACTATAAGATGTTCAAAGGTAGTAATGCTATTGGTATAAATTTTATAATGGATGATTACGGTAAATTTCAAGATAAAGGAGTAAGTGGTACTAAAAAGAAATACAACACACCTTATAGCTATACTACAAAAATGCCTCCTCCATCTGCTTTTAGTCAATGGGTAGTAAGAAAAGGTTTAGAAGGAACTAGAGATAAAAAGACAGGCAAATTTTTAAGTAGAAAATCATTACAATATGCAGTAGCTAAAAACATATTTAAATACGGAATAAAGCCTAGTATGTTTTTTACTAAACCTTTTAACGCAGCATTTAAAAGATTACCTGATGATTTACAAAATGCTTTTGCAGATGATTTAGACAATTCAATAATTATACCTAACAATAATAAATAATGGCAAATATATTTTTAAGAAGTCCATACTTTGTAACTGTAACAACTGGCTCACATTTGTCTGCTCAAATAGCTTTGACTATAGATGGAACTTTAAGATATACAATTCTTAAAAACGCCACATCAAATAGAACAGTATTTGAAATAGCAACCTTGTGTAAGGATTATTGGGTTGACAGTGCATCAACATTTGATACGGTAGCTATCTCTTATGTCATTACAACTTATACGGCTGTTGATGGTGGAGGAACTGCCACAGCTCAAGGTGCAGTAACACATACAGGATTTTATGGATATTCATTATTCACAGCAGGAGTAAATCAAGACATTGATCCTGATGACTACGAATTAACAAATACAGGCGGTAGTCAAATAATATATTTACCAGACAGTACAGCTTCTTTTGCTTATGATATGAATTCAGGAACTGCAACTAAAGCAACGATAAGCACCTCAGCGACAAGCGTAGCAGCAGCATCAGGAAACTATACTTGGACAATAGAAAGAATATGTAATGCTAAATACACTCCTGTATTAATGACATTTATAAATAGAAATGGAGTACAACAAGAACATTACTTCTTTTTAAAGTCGGTTGAAAGTATGACTGCTAAATCAGATAATTTTAAAAGAAACATCTTTACTTATTCCTCAAGTAATTACGATACTACAAGCCATCAGAATCAAATATTTAATAAAAACGGAAATATTAAATATACACTTAACACAAACTATATGATTGAGGCTTATAATGAAGTAATGGAAGATATTTTATTAAGTGAGTATGTGTGGATTACTTACGGAGGTGTAACTTATAATCCTGTTGTTGTGACATCAAGTTCTTTAACATTTAAGACATCATTAAACGACAGACTAATTCAATACACGCTACAGGTAGAACAATCAAACGACATTATTAATAACATAGTATAATGAAGCGTGAAGTACAACTATATATTTCTGATACAAAAGTCGACTTATTCCAAGATGAGACAATAAGTATTACTGATTCAATTCAGAACATATCTGACATCAGCAAAGTCTTTACACCTTTTTCTAAAAGTTTTAATCTACCAGCATCTTCAGTAAACAACAAACTATTTAAACACTATTATAACTTTAATATACAAGATGGATTTGATGCTAGGTTTCAAGTAACTGCAAGATTAGAAATAAACCAAGTTCCATTTAGATCAGGAAAGATTAGACTTGATGGAGTATCAATGAAAAATAATCAACCTTTTGCTTATAAAGTTGTATTCTTTGGAGAGCCTAGCAGTCTAAATGATTTATTTGGTTCTGAAGATTTAAGCTCTTTAAATGGGTTAAGCACTTATGATATTGATTATTCTGGTGGTGATTTCTTAAACGCTTTTAAAACAGGACTACAAACGACAGGCTCTAATGCTACAAGTACAGCAAATCGTAACATAGTAGTCCCTTTAATATTGTTAGAGAATTATTATACTTATGATACACCTAGCACAAACAGATTAGATAACGTTAACTTTAGTGTTTTACAAAAAGATTTAAAACCTGCAATAAAACTTAAAAGAATTATTGAAGCTATACAAACACAATATGACATATCTTTTAATATGACAGATGACGGAAGTATAAAGACTTTTTTTGGCAGTGATATGTTTGATGAGCTATATCTTTGGTTACATCGAGAAAACTCTCCAATATCAGCACCTGAAACTGATCCGCCTACATTTGGAGTAGACACAACTACAAAAAACATTAAAAGAACTTTTGCAGATTATACTTATGTTAGTGGTGGAGGAGATTATTTAACAGCCGATAAACTTGTTGTAAATAGTGGAGATACTTATACAGTTAGGCTAGTTATAAATCCTAGCATTACAAATAGCACAGGCGAAATAATTGTTAAAGATAAATTAACAAATGAGTTATTATACTATAAAGAAAACGTTGCTTTTGTGTCAGGTGTAGCGCAAACAATTACAATAACAAGTTTAACAAGTGGAACTTTAAGCACTAGGACTTATGACTTAGAGTTTAGAATAAATTGCAATACGAATGTTACGTTTGCTGCGAGTGCTACTGATGCTTTAAATATTGCAAAAAATGGAGCAAACATTTCATATTATAGTAGTGCTGCTTTTACTTTAGGATCAAATATATTTATACAAGATTATTTACCTAAAATTAAAGTAATAGATTTTCTGTCTGGCTTATTTAAGATGTTTAATTTAGTAGCTTATACAAAACTTGCAGATAACACTATATATGTAGAAACCTTTGATGATTATATGACTAAAGGAGTTTCAAGAGACATTACAAAATATATAGATATAAACACATCTACGATTGATCGTCCAGTCCCATTTAATCAAGTAAACTTTAAATATTCTGCACCAGTCACTCAAACGAGTTTAAGATTTATAAATCAATTTAGTTTGGTATTTGGAGATTTAAATTATTCAGCACCTGAAAAATATGATGGACAAGCATTTAATCAAGAATTACCATTTGAAAGAAGTGTATTAATAAACTTAATTAATAATGCTGGTGTTGTCACAAATAATGTAATTGGTTGGTGGGTAGATGCTGAAGGAAAGTCTACTCTAGGTAGTCCATATATATTTTTTAATAGAGTCATTGATTCTAGTAGCTATCCAGTAACAAACACAAATATCACAGCTTACAATGCTCCATCAAATGTATCAACAGATCAAAACCACACGCTAAACTTTGGTGCAGAGTATGATGAATTTAACGGAGAAGTAAATACAAATAGTTTGTTTAGTAGGTTTTATCAACAATACATTGTGCAAACATTTGAGCAAAATGGAAGAATCATAAAAGTTTCTGCTAATTTACCAATAAGTTTTATGTTAAACTATTCTGTTAATGACATCATTGTAATTAATGCAGAGGAATATTACATAAATAGTATTAATATGAATTTAGCAACAGGCAAATCACAACTAGAATTAATCGTCAAAAAAGCTACTTATACAAATAGCGTATTAACATAATGATAAAGAATATAATAGATATGTTGCCTTATGCGAAAGGCGAAACAGAAAACATTAAAATAGCAAAAGGTAAATATAAAATACCTGAAACATTTAAGGAGGGTATGAAACAATTTAAAAACGAAATAAAATGGCAAAGAAAGTAGTTGAGGTAGAATTAAAAACAGTAGGTGCTGAAGAAGCTGTTGCAGATATAAATGACGTATCGCAAAGTTTAAATAAATTAGAAAAGCAAGAGAAAGGAACCACAAAACAAACTGAAAAATTAACAACTAGAGTTTCAGAGAATGGTGGTGCTATGGGTATTCTTAATCAGCTTACTGGAGGTATGGCGCAAACCTTTAAAGACGCAGGGGAAGCAGTAGGACTTACAGGTAAAAGCCTTAAAGGGTTGAAAGGTGCTTTGCTTGCAACAGGTATTGGTGTTGCTGTAATTGCTGTAGGTTATCTGGTTAATAATTTTGACAAAGTAACTGATGCTTTAGGGATTACAAATCCAAGACTAGAAAAGTTTACTGAAACTGTAGGCGAAGCAGAAGTAGCTGCTGCAAACGCATCAAGAGGTTTAGAAACTTTAAGAGATGTTGTATTAGATGTAACAGCAGATGAAAAAGCTAGAACTGAAGCATTAACAAAACTAACAGAAACAGTTAAAGGTTTAAATGGTGTAACATTAGATCAAGAGGGTGCGTTACAAAAAGTAGTAGAGATGACTCAGCCTTACATCGAAGCGAGTCAAAAAAGAGCTAAGGCAGACGCATTCGCTGCTTTAATAGCTGAGGAAGAAGCTAAACAAATTAAAGAAAGAATGGGAGATTTACAAGAAGTAGAAAGGTTGGAGACGCTAGCTATAGAATCTCCTGGTAAGGCTTTAGAGAAGGCAGTAGCCAAAAGAGTTAAATACAATAAGCGAATTGCTGAAGAGGATGAGTTTATAGGAATGTTGAATGAAAAATATATGCAATTAACCGAAGAAGCATTAGCAGCCGAAAACGTAACAAGAAACTTAAACGATTCTATTAAAGAACAAACAGAAGTAGTTGATAAAACAACAAAGTCTATTGAAAAATCAACAAAAGCAGTTAATGAGGACGTACAAGCGAAAACTTTAGCACAAAAAGCATTTGAAAAAGATTTAATAGATAATCAATTCTTTATACCTGGAGTAGGATATGTTAGCAAAGAAACCTTTGAAGAATTAACAGCTAGACAAAATCAAGCCAGAGCAGATGAAGAACAGGCTGATAAAGATGATGTTGCTAGAGCTGAAAGAATTGCTAAAATGAAACAAGATATTGAGCAAAGAGTATTAGATGCAAAAAGAAAAGCAGTTGATGGAGCTATAGCTTTATTTGGTGCAGAAACCAAAGCAGGTAAGGCAGCTCTTATTGCTAAACAAATATTATCAGCTCAAGAGATGATAGAAGAAGCTCGCAAGACTATTACCTTTAGTAGTTTAGTTGCTGCAAGATCAAGTGCAGCAGTTGCAGAGGGTACAGCTCAAACAGCGAAAATTGGTTTTCCTCAAAACATACCAATGTTAATTGCATATGCTTTACAGGCAGCAGGAATTATTAGTGCTATATCTTCAGCAGTGGGCAAGAGTAAAAACGTAGCTTCAGGATTAGGTGCAGGAGGTGGAGTATCAGTAGATACAACTGCTGCAAGCACAGCAAGTAGTGTTAGCTCTGTTTCAGCTCCGTCATTACCTCCACAATTTAGCACAGTTGGTGCAAGTGGTGTGAATCAAATAGCATCATTATTAGGTGATCAACCACCAGTTCAAGCATTTGTTGTAAGTGGAGATGTAACAACTGCACAAGAGTTAGACAGAAACATAATCACAAGTGCAAGTATAGGATAAACAAAATAATAAATTAATTCGTTATAATAATATGAAGATTATAGAGCTTATTTTAGGAGATGGTATATTTTCAGGGATTGAAGCTATTTCATTAGTGGAATCACCAGCAATTGAAGAAGATTTTATTGCTTTAAAATCACAAGAGGTAAAGCTAGCTGAAGTATCAAGCGACAAGCGTATCTTAATGGGTGCATTGTTAGTTCCAAACAAACCAATCTACAGACAAAACAAAGAAGAAGATTATTACATCTATTTCTCTAAAAAGACAATTGAAAAAGCATCTCAGTTGTATTTAATGAATGGAAATCAAAACAACACAACACTAGAACACCTTCACAAACTAAAAGGATTAACTCTAGTTGAGTCTTGGCTAGTAGAGGACGAAGTACACGACAAATCTAGAAAGTATGGTTTAAATGTTCCAGTAGGTACTTGGATGGGTGCTGTTAAGGTAAACTCTGACGAGGTTTGGGATGAATATGTAAAAACAGGAAAAGTTAAAGGATTCTCAATAGAGGGTTACTTTGCTGACAAAGCTGAACGCCCCCAAGAGCCAATAAACGACTTTGACGAAGAAGAAGCAGAACAAATGCTATCAACTATAAGATCAATAGTAAAACAAGACAAACGAATTAAAGGTGGTAAGAGAAGGGAATACGAAGCATATAGTGATTACCCTCAAGCAGTAAAGAACAACGCTAAGAGAGGTATAGAATTAAACGAGAAAGTAAACAACAAGTGTGCTACTCAAGTTGGCAAGATACGAGCTAAACAACTATCACAAGGTAAACCAGTTTCAAAAGAAACAATAAAAAGAATGTACTCTTATTTAAGCAGAGCTGATGAATATTATAATGAATCAGACAAAGAAGCTTGCGGTACTATCTCTTATTTGCTTTGGGGTGGTAAAGCTGCTTTAAGATGGAGCGAAAGCAAGATTAAAGAATTAGATGGCTAGGAATGTAATCAAAGCATATATTAAACCAAAAAGAAAATCGCATCCACATAGCAAGAATGCGAGTAAAGGACAAACAGGATATAAAAAAATATATAAAGGACAAGGTAGATGAATAAATTTAGAACACCAAGCAGAACAAGTCCCAAAGGATCACGCAGAGGATGTCTATGCGCAGATAGAGATGAGTACTCAGTAGAGTGCTGCAAAGGGGATATGATTAATCAAGGAATCGGCAACATAACAAAAACAACATAATCAAAAATACAAATAATAATTAATAACCGTTATAGTAATATGAAAGCAACAGAAATCTTAAAAAATATCAAAACTTTCTTAGGAGAAGAAACTCTAGAGGAAGTACAAGTAGAGTTAGCACAAGCTAAACTTGAAAACGGAACAATTGTAGAATCAGAATCATTTAAAGCAGGAGATGAAATCTTTATCATTACAGATGATGAAAAAGTAGCAATGCCTGTTGGTGAATATGTGATGGAAGATGGTAAACTTCTTGTAGTTGAAGAAGAAGGAATCATTGCAGATTACAGAGTTGTTTCTGATGACGTACCACAAAAAGAAGATGAACTAGCAGAAGAAGAGTCAGTAGATGACGGAAAAGAAGCAGCAGTTGATGACTGGGCAGGTATGGAAAAAAGAATTAAAAATCTTGAAGATGCTATTGCAGATTTAAAATCTAAAATGGGAGAAAAAGAAGATTTTAAAAAAGTAGAGCAACAGGTAAAGCAAGAGTTGTCAGAAACTCCAGCAGCAGAGCCTATTTCTCATAATCCAGAAATGGAAGACAAAAAGATCAATCTAAAGTATGCACAAAACAGAAAACAAACTTCTTTAGATCGTGTATTAAGTAAAATGTATAATAATTAAAATTAATTAAAAATGGCAAATCCAACTTATACCGCTGGAAGTTACGCAGGTGAATTTAGTGGTAAAATCTTAGGGGCAGCGTTGCTTAGTGCATCAACTTTAGATGCTGGTGCGGTAACAATTATGCCTAATGTAAAGTACAAATCTGTATTACAGGTAGGTGCTTGGGCAAATGTAGTAAAAGGTGCTTCGTGTGACTTTGATGCAACAACGACTTCACTTACTCTAACAGAAAAAGTATTAACAACAAAAGAATTACAAGCTAATGCTCAACTTTGTAAAAAAGAATTGAGAGACGAATGGCAAGCTATAGAGATGGGCTTCTCAGCTTATGCTGATATTCCAGCTTCTTTCGAGGAGTATGTAATCTCAAGAGTTGCTGCTCAAGTAGCAGACGCTTTAGAAACTTCAATCTGGGCAGGTGCTGCAGGTGCTGATGACTTTGATGGTTTTCAAGCTCTTGCTTTGGCAGACTCAGACGTAGTAGATGTTACAGCAGTTGCTGTTGATTCTGCAAATGTAATTGCACAAATGGGAGCTGTAGTAGATGCTGCTAATAAAGCAACATTACAGAAATCAGACTTAACTCTTTATGTATCAACAAATGTAGCTAGAGCTTATATTAGAGCTTTAGGAGGTTTCGGGACTTCTGGTTTAGGTGCTGCGGGTATCAACAATCAAGGTACTTCTTGGTATTCTAACGGAGCGCAATTAACTTTTGAAGGTATTCCAGTGTTTGTTTGTAACGGAATGGGTAATAACAAAATGCTTCTTACTTATAAGAGCAACCTTTTCTTCGGAACTGGTTTAACTTCAGATTTAAATGAGGTACGATTTATTGATATGGCTGACAAAGATGGCAGTAATAATGTGAGAGTTATTATGCGTTATACGGCAGGATGTCAAATTGGGGTAGGAGCAGATATTGTTTACTATTCTTAATAACTAATCTAAGAGGGGTAGTTAACGCTACCCTTTTTATAATATTAACCTAACTTGTTGATTTTCAATAAGTTAAAATAAAAAATATAATCGATATGGCTTGTTTATTAACTAAAGGTAGAAAAGTACCCTGTAAATCAGGAGTAGGTGGCTTGAAGTCAGTTTACTTTGCAGATTTCGGTACTTTAGGCGCAATCACTATTACAGATTTTGAAATAGCATCTATTGCAGGTAGCCCTACTTTATATCAGTTTGATCTCAAAGGTAACTCTACGATGGAAACTACTGTAACAAGTTCTAGAGAAAATGGTACTACATTTTATGAAAGTACATTAACTTTAAACTTTACATTCCAAGACAGACACACTCAAGAAGAAATAAGACTTCTTGCTATTGCTCGTCCACATATTTGGGTTGAGGCTTATAGTGGCGAAGCAGGTAGCTCTTATTATTTAATGGGTAAAGTTAATGGTTGTGAACTAACGACTGGAACTTTTTCTAATGGAGCAGCAATGGGCGACTTAAATGGTTACTCATTAACTTTTGTTGCACAAGAAATGGCAGCACCAGACTTTACAGTTTCAACAGTTGTAACAGGTGCAACTCAAGGCTCGCAAATAACTCCTAACTAATAGGATTTAACTTTGTTATCAAAAAAAATTAAGGGGTATGTAAATCGTATCCCTTTTTTTTATATCTTTATTTAAACTTTATAAGTTTTCATAATTTGTTTAGTAAGAAGGGTGGTTTAATTACCACCTTTTTTTATGTACAAAATTTAAAGATAGTACGTTATATAAGTATGATACACTTGACAACAACAGGATCAGCACAAACTATGAAAATAATTCCTAGAAGTTATGGCGGTACTGTTAGTATGATAGTAAGAGACGATTCAACAAACACATCAACAACTTATTCAAGTATTACAACAACAACCGATAAAAACTATCTTGTAATATCTAAAGCACTAAGTCCAGTATTAGTAGAGGGAAGGTTTTACGATTTAACAGTCAAAGAGGGATCAAGTGTTATTTATAAAGATAAGATTTTCTGTACAGATCAAACAATTAATCAAACAAACAATGATTATTACACAGTTAACGAAGGATCTTATACAGTTCCAACTGGTACAGATGCTTACGATAATGATTATATTATAATATGAAAAATAAGACACAATTAAGCATTGTTAATTTAAGTACATATACCTCTCCGCAAGTAAAAGAGAAAGCAGGTACTGATTGGGTAGAGTTTGGCTCTGACAACAATTATTTTCAATACTTAATAGACAGATATAATGGCTCACCGACAAATATGGCTATTATTAATGGTATCACAGAGATGATTTACGGAAAAGGCTTAGATGCTACTGATTCACATAGACGCCCTGATCAATACGCTATGATGATTTCTTTATTTAAAGATGAGGTAGTAAGAAGATTATGTTCTGACTTAAAATTAATGGGACAGTGTGCAATACAAGTTATTTATTCTAAAGACAGATCAAGAATTGTAAAGCTAGAACATATACCTGTTGAAACACTAAGAGCCGAAAAATGCAATGACAAAGGCGAAGTACCAGCTTATTTTTATTTTAATGACTGGAGTAAATACAAACGAAGTAGCAAACTAAGAAG